TTACATAGCTGCTCGGACGCTTATTAGAGCTTGGAGATCGGAAAACTTGCTAACCGCCTCCTTGCGTACACCTTCGTTGGTTGAGTTTATAGCCTTATTGAAATGCTCATATTCCTCTTTCCGCTTTTTAAGTTTCTCAATAAAAGGGTCCTTCAAGTTGCCCTTTGGTGCACTCTCTTTGGTGGGATTTTCAATTAGCTTTCGCAAGTCTTCAATTTCCTTGAGTTTTTGCTTCCACTCATCAGATTGAGGGATTAAATTATTGAGTTCTTCTTCTTTTGATTGTATTGCCTGATTAATAGCACGGACGGTACCTTCATCATAATCGTTAATAGCCCCAATACTCGCATTTTTAAGTTTAATAAATGCCCTCCTTTGCCGAAAGATCGAACAGTTCACGCAGCTTACTATTGGCTTTTTCTACTTCCTTTTTTTTCTTTTCATACTCCGGGTTTACCACCGTCACTGTCACCATATGCATACCTCTTGGTATAGATTGTTCTTTCGTCGGTTTTAGTTTTTCTAATTCTCTCTCAAGCTTAATTAGATTTTTCACTTCTTCCTCGGCTTCTTTGAAGTACACAGCTGCCTTCGCTTTAGCTATTTGTGCCGATATGAATGCTTCTTTGTTGTTGATCAACAGGTTTTCGGCGTCCGATACAGAACGAATGGATACGCCAAGCTCTTCGAAGGCTTTTTTGTTGTCTTTGATGAACTTCTCTTTAGCTTTCATGTCGTCACCAAGTGCTCTGTACGATTGAGACAGCTGCTCAATCTTGGCTATTGGTTTATATGCACCCTCAACAACTGCATTTGAAAACTCCTCTTGAGCCTCTTTGGCTTCTCTGTTTTTGGTGATAATCCTGTCGATGAGTACTATTGCGCCTGTTATAGCAACCGATAGCCCGAGGGTCAGTGTGGCCATCAATGCTTGCGCTGCAACGTTAGATATACCAAGAGCTGTAGCAAACTTCAGTTCAGCTGCAGTTAGCAATTCCTTAACCTTCCTAACTGTGTGAAGAATGAAGGCTCCATTCTTATTGAGGGCTTGTGAAACCTGCTCCAATCCTATTGTGATAGCTATCACAGACTGCACTTTGGTCATAACCTTTTGCAGGTCTTCATTTTCTCCTGCAAACAATGACACAGCCCCTATTGCTGCAGAAAGCCCTCCAGCAAGTCCCGAAAGACCCTGTAGAACCCCTTGAAAACCTGCTTGATCGCTCGATAGAATTTTCCCTTGTTGAGCAATATCCGTCTGAACTTTTTTAATTGTCCAAGTTCGTTAGCAAGAGATTTGTAGGCTTCGCTTTGCTGGTCAATGCCTTGGCTGACAAGCCTTGCCATTTCCTCTTTCAATTCCCTAATACGAGACTGCAAAGTCTGATATGCCTTTGCACTTTCTTCTGTCTTTTTCCTGACATTCTCTAAGATGACTTCATGCTTTCTGAGCTCATCCGCAGCATCTTCAGCCTCTTTTATCAGCTGTCTGCGCACCCTCATCTCTCCTGCAATAGCTTGTTGTCTATCTGTTTGATATCCTCCTTTCTTAGCATCAATAGACGTACCTTGCGCAAGTCCTATTTGCTTGTATTCTTCTTCAAGCTTTTTGATTTGGCTTCTATGCAGTCCAACAGCCGCATCTATTTTTGCAAAAGCCGCATCTATGTCGGAGGCCACTTTATTGAATGTTTGATCCATATCATTTCCTCCCTTTACGGTTGCATCAGACAAGCGTTGAAATAAAAGATACATTCATCTACAAGAGTACCGATATAGCAACCTATATCATAGCCTTGGCAAATGATAGGAGAGTCTCCATCAATATGACTAAGGTACAGAAGCTCCTGTATATCATCTATGGTGCATACTTGAGGATCTATGGCGAACGATTACTTAATGAGCATCCTCAAGCTTGGCCTTATGGTCCTGTCTTTCCAACGACAAGAAATAAACTCCTTAAGCAAGAGTTGTCGCTTATCTCAGCAGATGATATTGTAAAGGAAGAACGAAAGAAGATTCTAAAAGACACAAAGCTCAACAAGGTTGTCGATTTTGTGTTTAATCATTTCGGATGTTGGAATGCAGGGCAATTGTCGGAGTGGTCACATAGTGATGGAAGCCCCTGGTACCAAACAACTAATAGAAATGGCTTTAAGTGGGGCGATGTAATCCCGGATCATTTAATCAAAGGTTATTTTAACAGTATTATTTCTGTAAAATCGGAGTCGTAAAGGTGGATTGGGATAACGATGTGTTTGTCTTATCGGAGTCGGTATTGCCTCCATCTACGGCTTCAACAAGCAATAATGACGTTAAGTCGCTCAAAGAGCAAGAGCATCAACTGAAAAATAAGAGATACGCAAGTGATACGAATTGGAGGTGTCGGCTTTCGTGGTGGGTTATCATCGTTGACTCCGTTTGGCTTGCTTCGGTGTTGCTTGTTCTTATCTTCAATCGCAGGTGCTGTATAGGGTTGTCTGACGCTGTTTTAATGACGGTGTTAGGAACAACAACACTTAACGTACTCGGGTTGGCATTTATCATATTACAAGGACTTTTTAGTAGTGAAATAACTCATAAAGCAAAACAGCAATGAAGAAATTACTAATTACAATAATCGCCCTTGTCGGGCTGGTAGCGTTCTCGGGATGTTCAAAGGATGACAAAGAGAATGATTACTCACTAGATGGTACTGTGTGGAAAAACGAAACAGACGGCATCAAAACCATCAAATTCGCTTTAAGAACTTTCACCTTTGATTACGTCTATCAAAACGGAACGTATCACGAGGAAGACCACGACAACGGAACATATGTGTACAATCCGCCATTCATACACTTTACCGCCATCAACCGAGAAACAAATAAGACGGAAACACAATCGGGGAGGATTGATGGAAACAAACTGATATTTGGAGAACTCGTTTACACGAAGCAATAAAAAAACGAAGAGGGAGCGTTTCTGCTCCCTCTTATTTGTTGTCTTGCTTCCATATTAAAATCCTATCGGGCTGGTGATGTCAATACGCAAGCCGAGTGCATTCACCAAACGGAAGAACAACCCCACGCCCGGTTCTATCACCCCATTCTCTATTTTAGAGATATAGGACTTCGTAGTACCCACACGCCGTGCAAGCTCGCTTTGTGTAACTTTGGCTTCCTTGCGTGCTTGAAGAAGTAGTTGTGCAGCATAGAATGCCTTGGCTTCTTCTTCATGTTTAAGCCTCTCGGGGCTTCCCTCTTTACCATACTTGGCATCCAATACCAAGTCATAATCTGAAATTTGATGGTTATTTGTCTGCATAATATGCCTCCTTTATTTTTAATGCCCTTTCTATTTCGTTATTTGGCGTCTTCTGTGTCTTCTTCTGAAAGCCATTAAACAACACCACTATTTGACCCTCATCGAAAATGAAGAACACACGATAGATATTGCTATTGTACTCTGTACGTAGCTCAAATAAGCCGTCACGAATAGCCTTTACAAACTTAGTAGAAACACGGTCTTGAGTTTTAAGCAAGAGCAATCCGTACTCAATTTTCTCTCGTACTTTATCTTCAAGCTCTGCCATAAACGCCTCGAAGTAGCCACCGTATGTTCTTATCTTCCTTTTCATACTGCGAAGGTAATAAAAGTTTCCATATAAAGCAACCTTTAGAGACTTTTTTTGATGCAAAGAAGAAAAAATCCTTATTTCATTTTGCCGTGTCAAATCTAACACCTACCCTTGCAGCGGTTACAGATGGTAGTTGTACCTACTTCGCAGAGCAAGCGGTTAAGTTGCTCACATCAAAAGTGGGCTTTTTTATTGCCCATCTGAAAGATATAGGCGGTTGCCTTTTGCGTAAGATAATCAAAGCTCTCGGAGTGGAGATACCATCTGTAACCAGCGCAAAATGGTAGCCGCTTTTTCCTATGCCTACAACCGTCTAAAATGGTTACAGATGGAAAATTTAGTAATTCACAGCTCACAAGGGCGAGACGTAACGACAAGTCTAATCGTTGCGCAGGTGTTCGGGAAAGAACACAGCAAAGTATGTAGAGACATTGAAAGTCTCTCTTGTTCAGAAAGTTTTAGGGTCGCCAATTTTGGCGAGGCTACCTTTGAAAACCAAAAGACAGGACAAGACCACAAGATGTATGAAATCACCAAGGATGGCTTTTCATTCTTGGTAATGGGTTACAACGGCAAAAAAGCGGGTGAGTTCAAAGAAATGTTCATCAACGAGTTTAACAAGCGTGAAATGATGCTCAAAAGCGATGACTACATTTTAGCACGCTCACAAGAAATCCTGCACAACCGCTTGCAGTTAGCGGAACAACAACTCGAAGCCGCTCAAGAAACGATCTCGATTCAGAGTGAGCAACTCAAAGCTCAAGCCCCGAAGGTTGAGTATGCAGATAATGTATTGAACTCTGTAAACACCTACACGAGTACTCAGATGGCAAGGGAACTTGACTTGCGTACGGCTGAAACTGCACAAGCTGCTGAAAAGTTATGGTATAATGATACGCCAAAGCGGTCAATGGTTGTTAGCTGCAAAGTATTGCGGTCAAAACTACACGAAGACACGCACATTCTCCTACACACGCCAAGACGGCTCGCAAGGGACGAACATTTGCACAGTGTGGACAGAGCGTGGGCGTCGGTTCCTACATCAACTAATGTCAAAGAAAGGGGGTGCGCAATGAAATCAATGGTAGAAGAAATCAAGAGCTTGCCTATCAGCGATAACACGGCGCGCCTTATTGCTTGCATCCGGATGATACAGCGAGTCTATGGAGAAGTCAGTAGCGTTATTGAGGGCATCTATGGAGAGGCAGAAGCAGAGAGATTGATCAATAACAAGATGCTGAATGCCTATTGTGATATGGAGGATGCAATTCAAGAGTTTGTGAAGATATCTGTTGCAGAAAACCTAATCAACATTAATATGAAAGCCATCTAAAAAAAGCTCCCCTGATGAGTGATGTACAGCTCATCAGGGGTATCATTCATTTAATAAGTAACTTTGCAACGCAGAAGAATGCTATTATGTCAGCCACAATTACAGGTAGCATTGCAGAAGCCTATTACCGTATTCCTCAACATATACAAGACAAGGCGTGGGGTTATCTACCAACAGAGATGCAGGATATAATAACTCAATTCAAACAGAAGTATGGATAACGATCACGATACTGGGAGCATCCTTATTTACCAGTCTCAAGATGGTAAAATAAAGGTTGATGTTCGTTTTGAGAATGATACAGTATGGCTATCAACAGACCAAATGGCGACACTATTTTGTCGTGACAAGTCTACGATTTCTCGACACATCAAGAACATATTCGAAGAGGAAGAGTTATACCCCTCATCAGTTGTTGCAAATTTTGCAACAACTGCCTCTGATGGCAAAGTATATCAAGTAGACCACTACAATCTTGATGTCATCATCTCTGTGGGCTATCGAGTAAAAAGCCTACAAGGCACACAGTTCCGCATTTGGGCGACACAACGCCTACGAGAGTATATTATCAAGGGATTTACTTTGGATGATGAGAGGCTAAAGAGCGGTTCAAGTTACAACTACTTCAAAGAATTACTTGACAGGATTAGGGAGATACGCCTATCAGAACGAATATTCTATCAGCAAATCAAGGATATCTACGCTACAAGCATAGACTATGATCCGAGAGATGAAATGACCATTTCTTTTTACAAGGAGGTGCAAAATAAGCTTCTTTGGGCAATAAGTGGGCAAACAGCTGCAGAACTTATTTACTATCGCTCCAATGCCCAAGTCCCTATGATGGGGCTTACATCAACAGAAAAACAAGGTAGAGTAACAAAAAACGATGCTTTAACGAGCAAGAACTACCTGAATGAAGAGGAGATGCGCCAGCTTAAACTTATTGTGGAGCAATTTCTTGCTTATGCAGAAATGCAGGCTATTGCTGAAAAGCCTATGTATATGCGAGATTGGGCACAAAAACTTCGCCTTATTTTAACTATGAATGAGAAAAATATACTTGAACATGCTGGAAAAATCTCTCATAAATTAGCCGTCTCCAAAGCAACAAAGGAATACGAAGCTTATAAAATCAGACAACGCGAAATAGAACACTTTAATGATATTAAGCAGTTAGATCAAGATATAAAGCAAATTCAAAACTCTAAACAGCAATGAAGAAATTACTAATTACAATGATCGCCCTTGTCGGGCTGGTAGCGTTCTCGGGATGTTCAAAGGATGAACCTACAAACCTGTTCAAGGGAACAAAATGGACAGCTCCTGATGATATTGCAGAAATGATTTATGGAGGGACCTGTACCACATCCATTGAGTTTCTTACCGATAGCAAATGCCAAGAAATAAGGGTGAATGTTCTCTGGTGTTGATGTAGAAGAAGGAACGTACTCTTTCAAGGGAAATTCTGTCTCTTGGACGATTGGAGAAAAAACTATCAGTGGTAAGGTCTCTGGAAGTGTTCTTTCAACTGATATGGGAACTATAAGTGGAGGAAAACGCACATACACGAGGGAGTAATTTCATGAAGTATACTGCACTTGCATAATCCATGGGCATTTGTACTCGTACAAATCAAAAGTAGAAAGTTATGGGCTTTTCACTCCCCCAAAAACAAAGAATATGAAACAAGTAGAAAAACTAAAAGAGCTTCAACGGAAAGAACAAGAAATCGAAGCAAATAAAAGCACAGCTTGGGAGAGCACTTTGCGTGTGGTTGCATGGCTCTCAATTATTGCGGCGTTAATTAGTATTATCGCCGCAATCGAAGGAAGTAATCCAGCAATACTTATAGGTGGTGCTGTTGCTTTTTTGAGTGGCACTTCCCTCCATATTCTGTGTAACATCTCAACTCACTTGTCAGACGTAAAAGAAATCCTTAATAAAGGCTATGCGCTTAAGAAGATCCTTGAATTTGGCTCTCAAGAAGAACAGGAACAGACAGAGAAATAACCCCAATTTGCACAATCCAAAAACATTGCACCACCTTTGCGGTGTTCAAAGTAATCGAGAGCGACTTATAGGCTCTCAAACGTAGGTTGAGGGCTATTTTTATATAGTCGCATCGGCAAAGAAATAGATATTGGCGTGAATACCCCCGTTGCATTGCTTAATGGCGTGCAAAGGACCTCGGTAACCTGTAACAACGGGAAAGGTCTACACCTTTTATTTGTTTACAGCTATGTTACAAGCTACCGAAGTACAAATCTTCCAATTCAACAGTAGTCCTATCTCCTTTCAGAATGGGGATAGTGTAATGGTGAATGCCCCCGAAAGGCTACCGCAAGAAAGAACATTGCCCGATATAAAGAAAGAACTCAAATCAGGCTATCGGAAAATGAAGAAGTTAGACAAACCAAAAAACAAACAGCAATGAAGAAATTACTAATTACAATGATCGCCCTTGTCGGGCTGGTTGTAGCATTCTCGGGATGCAAGAAGACCCCACAAAAGCAAGCCGAGCTTCTTGTCAAGAAACGATTAGAGGTGTCGCTTCACGATTTTAGTAGCTATGAAAGTGTTCAATTCGGCACACTCGATTCTACCTTTTCGCAAGTTAAAGACCTCGAAGAATTCCAAACTTCTCTTTCATTGGCTGAGAAACTAAAAGAAAAGGGATTTGAAAAGGGAGAAGACGCTAAGCTATATAGTAAATTTGGGTTATATCAAGAACAAGCACGATATGCAACAGAAGCAATGTTACTGTTGGATAGTGCAATGTTTCATATTAGGAGATGTGAAGAATTAGATTCTCTTTTTACACCTGAATTTATAGGTTGGCAAATAACACACTCTTTCAGGGCAAAGAATGCAAGCGGTAACAAAATAATCGCACACCGCATATTCTACTTTGACAAAGACTTGACAAGGATTGTCAAAGATGAAGATAATAGCGAGAAATAATCCCCCACCCGAAATTTGCACGATATTCTATGAGCTGGCTAAAGAAATTATTCGAACACAAAGAGAAAGACGAACCAAAGAAATTTGAAGTTGAAAATGTATTGGTTTCTTCTGTAATGCCTAAATATTGCAATATTGGAAATTTGATTTTTGAGGGGAAACATAATGAAGCAATTCAAAAGGGGGCATCAAAGGGGCTAATGAGATAATTAAAATATTGTGTGCAACGATTCAAAAAGGGCGGGCCTACATTGTGATAGACCTGCCCTTTTCATTCTCCTCGTCGTCTTCTTCATCGAAGTATCCCGATTCAGCAAGTATGCGTTCATCATAAGCCTCCGTCTTTTTTCGCTCTTCCTCTTGCTGTTCGGGGGTTAGGGCATTCCATCGTTGTTTTGCTTCTTCCCATTTCTGCCTAAACTCGTGGTGTTCTTTTTCGCTTTCTGCGAGTTTCTTATGTACTTTGGTGCTGGTTTCAGCATTAAAACTATTATCGTCTTTTGGAGAAACATAATACAAGCACGACCCGACAGAGCCATCACTAAACAGGTAGTCAATGCCATACATCCACATTCCTGCATCTTGATCAAACCTTATTTTCTCCCCTCTGGTAATCTTGTAACTCATAGTTGCATTTTTTCTGTGTTCCGCTTCGAAAATAATCTATTATAACTCTGTCATATGCACTCGTATTATTCCAGTTCCATCTATTACCTCGTCAATTCGGAAAGTGGTGTTGTTAGTAAATAACACTTCTTGTTGATTTTCAGCTGCAAAGCTACTTCTCTGTCTCTACTTTGGATAATGAACATTCTCGATGCCGTATTCTCGGCAAAGCCAAGGGCGGTAAAATTCGGCTTGACTCTCGGCACTACGATGCCGAAATTCCCCCTCACTCACCTCTTTGTATCGTCGCATCAGGCTGTGGTTGCTGTGGTCAAACACAAAATTATCAAGCTCTGCCTCGGGCAAATACCACACAAACTCCCCCCCCCATCATCAAAAAAGAAAAAATACTCCAAATATCGCTCCGCAAGGGCATCGCTCGCCTCATCCTCGCTATCATCATCGATGTAGTAAAACCCCGTAGCCTCATAGCGAGCCAATCGCACATCCTTTATTTCTGCATTGCTCATAATTCACTCATATTTAGCCATACCACATCGCCCTTATCCTCTAAGTTATCTATGCGAAATGCCGTGTTACTGGTAAATAACACTTCTTGTTGATTTTCAGAAGCGAAGCTACCATTAAATTCCGATATTTGGGAAATATCACGCCCATTTTTGCTCACAATCGTTATCATAAGTTGCACCCCTTTCTTGCCCAGTGCCCTAAATCCTGCAAATCTTTTAGCCACATTCATATCCTTGCTTGAAGATACAAAGCGATTTTGTTTCACAATACTCCAACGCCACCACCAAACACCCGTTCAAACTCCTTATGCTTGATAATCATACCACGATACACCGATCCTTGATAAATTGGGACTTTCTCAAGCCCCTGTGCTATCAGTTGAAGACTGTAAGCATTCCTTTCTCCATCTGCTTGTTTAATTGTCGATAATTTCCGCCATTTCGTGTGTAATGATGAATTGCGGCAAGTTCTGTGTTAGGAACATCTGGATACAATGCCGAAAGTTCTGCCAATACACGCTGCATTGCCTCTTTCGTTTTGCGTGCGTGTGTGAATTTCTTTTCCTGGTCTGTGTAGATATCTACATCAAACTTACTCTGCACAAACTTTTGATTGCGGATGAAGTGTGGCATATTTGCCCATCCTTTGGCTCGCTCTTGATTAACCTGTACCCATTCATTGAACGCCTGAGGGACACACTTTACCTCATCGGGTTTCCATTCTCCTCGTTTCCCGTCAAATATCTTTCGGTAAAGGTCATTTCGTTCCTCCTGCTTTGCTAGTATAGGCAACATTTGACATCTGCATTGAGGATGCCAGCCCTTAAACTTGAATGACTTAGGATATTCTCCAACAAGTTCATCGCAAATATCCTTGAATGGTACAGGTTTTCCCTTTATCAAAGTTGTGTGATTGTTTGACAAAACGATTTGCCACCCAACAATCAAGGAGTTGTTTTGTGCCGCATTCCATTGTGCTTCGTGATAAGCTGCCTTTATCTCCGTTCGTGCCAATCGCATAGCATTTTTGTAGGCACTGCGATAGACACCCTGCCCGGGATGGTATTTTTGAGCCGCCTTACTTAGTTCTAATTCGCCCGTTTCCTTATTTTTCACACGGCGAAAAAGACGCTCAGGTTCATTCAAATATCCTTTTAGTGACTTGGATATTTCGGCGGCACTCTTACCCTCTTTAATGCCGTTTTGCAAGACAATTTCAATTTCCTTTTTTGCATTCCGTGATAAGTTCCAAACACGCTCCGAAATAGTAAACCCGTGCCTTTTCTCATTGTAAAAGGCTTCCGCTGTTTTATCTCGTGCGCTTTTCGTGGCTTGTTCTCGAATATGGTCGTTCAACTTCCTTTGCTGTGCCGTTTTTGACAATGAAAGTTTCACCCTATCCCAAAAGTTCTCTTCACCACATTTCCATTCTCGCTTAATACCGTTAAGTAGCAACACATTCATTTGCCTCGCCATTGTAGAGAGCATCTTCTCTATCTGCTTGTTCGCCGTATGGTTGTGAGCAAAGAAGAAGCCATCGCTGCCTTGCTCAATAGCATTTTTCACAGCTTTAAGCTTGAATGAGATCAAGTAGTTTTGATAGATAAGTTGTTGCAACAACCGCAACAACTTATCCTGCTCCTTTTGACGCTTGCGTTCTTTGCTGTCTTCTTCTCCTTTCATCTCAAACCATTTTCTACGTGCTTTTTGAATGCGCCCATTACTTCTCGTATTTCATTTCCCATATCGGCCTCAAACTCGTATGAACTACCCGTTAGCACATCGAACCCTTTATGTTCAACATAGCGTGCATATTCAGCTCCTGCGACAACAACAGCAACCATAGCATGACCAGCTTCTTCCCCTGCTTTTTTACGAGCAAAAGCCAACCCCTGATTAACCCCGTCTATCCCCATTTCACCTCCAGTGTCCTCAAAATAATTGAAGACTTCCAATCCATTGTGGTATAATACACATCCGATAGATGAACGTAACTTGTGGGTTTGATCCTTATACGTATTAGTCTGTTTTGCTCGCTTGACCATTTTAATACAAGCCGTTTTCATTGCTTCCATTAAGGCCTCCATAAGCTCATCATGTTTGCTGTAGGCGTAAGCACGTATAGCACTCATATCAAAATTCGCTTGTATTCCCATAATCCTTTGTTAGATAGTTGGTTCGAATACATCTGTATAACGTCAGTTCGACGTTAGTGTATCTATCTTCTCCGAGAACATCTTGCATTGCAACCATTTTCCGTATTCAGATAAAATCCTCTGGAGAAAGAGGTTTTTGGGAGGCTCTACTTTCTTGTCTGGCAGTTTGTCGTAGTACGACCTGAATTTTGTCTTTCCCATGTATTCTTCGTTTGCTATATGCATTTGTTACCTTTGCGATACTTAGGTAAGTATCACGGCGCAAAGAGACAACAATCAGCTGTATGTGCAACGTTTTATTGTATGCGACATGGGAACAATTAGGACCAATGCACTAGGTTAAGTTGTAGAAACATCTAAAAACCAGAGATTTAGATATCTTTTTGATAGGTTAAAAAACGATGGGAGAATATACAATGCAACAGATTTATCCATAAAATTGGATGTGGATAAGAGTTATATATCAGAATTGCGTAATAATAAGCGCAACTTGACCGAACAGTTTGTTGCATCTTTAATTAGTACCTTCAATGATGTTTCTGGCGATTGGCTCCTAACCGGTGAAGGCGAAATGCTACTCAAAGACGATGGAGATGATGCCTCTTCAAACACGACAGAAGTCGCAAGTGATATTTGCTTTGTCCCATTGCTCCCAATATCAGCACAAGCCGGCAGCCTTAATGACTTTGTTGTGTCTGTCAAGGATCGTAATTGTGAGCGTGTGATTTCGCCAATAAAGGGAGCTGATTTTGCAGTCACTGTTTCAGGTGATAGTATGGCTCCTGAATACCCCTCCGGAGCTCAGATTCTCATAAAGAAGATCAATGAGAAAGCCTTTCTCGAGTGGGGAAAGGTATACGTGTTAGATACCTGCAATGGCACAGTCATAAAAATACTTGTACCATCTCAGAAGGAGGGCCACGTGAAATGTGTGTCAATCAACCCGGATGAACGATATGCCCCATTTGATGTGTCAATGGCGGACATATTCGGAATATACAGAGTGATGCTTTGTATGTCGGTTAAATAGACAAGAGAACCTCAACGAGATAATAGATGTAACATTCAAAGAGAAGCGATGAAGAAATCCATCAACCCGCAAGTGATCGAAATACAAAAACGCTTCTTTGATGCGATCGCAATGGCCAAGGCACTGGGGAGAACAACTGGCTTGAAGTCTTTTTGTGAGGCTCACAACTTGAACCTTGTAAAGTACTATCGTATCAAGGGTGATTTCGGCAAACCTATCGACGAAATGCATTATAAAGAAATCGATATTGATGCACTTGCATACATATGTGAGGATTTCGGGATTTCTCCGCAATGGCTGTTACTTGGTCGTGGAAAATTAGAAATTCGTTAGTTAGATGTTGATCGACGAAAGTGGCAAACTTGATTTCTAGCATGTGTTCGAT